ACGTGCAAAGGAGAAGTTGGCGAACTTGTCCCAATTCCTACATATCCACCACCTACTTGCATTGCTATATTAACATCGTCCGCGGTATTATATCTTGTACCTTGAATAGATGCATAAGTATGTGAACCATTACCCCCAAAACCAATCCTTAATTGTCTATCGCCATTTGCAGAACCTTGATTAGATATTCCTAAAAAAGCATTTGCCCCATTATTAACTATATGAGTATTATATAAAGGCGAAGAAGTTCCAATTCCTACATAACCATTAGAAGATAATATCCTTACTCTTTCAGTATCATTTGTACCTAATATTAAATCCCCTCCGTTTCTAGTACCTATTGCAAAGTTAGAAGCGTAGTTGCTAAAGAATAAAGCTAGGTTCGCCCTAGATATTCCAAAGTCGCTACCTGTTGCAGCCGTTGAATATTGTCTAAAATAAGAAGTAGCCGTTGAACTATTATTTCTTACTGCTATTTCTCCGTAAGCCGTTGTACTATCCGTTTGTAATAAAAAAGAAGCAGCCGCACTTGCATTGTAAACGTGCAAGTTTGCCAATCCTGTACTTGGGTTACCAATTAATAAATTATTGCTAGTATCAAATCTTAATTGATTGCTTCCGATTACAGTTGTAGTTCCGTTGAAAATAGGAATGTAACTACTAACCCCTGTTCCTGTAATTGGGTTACTTAAAGCGTTTTGCTTATTGTTAAAAGTAGTCCAATCCGTAGAACTTAAATAACCTGATTGTGAACCGCTAGATTGCTGAATACTAAACACACCAGTTCCACTATTATAACTTAAAGGGCTTGTTGCACTTAAAGAACTTAAACTAATTGGTGTGAAACCCAAAACCGTTGCAATAGATTTATTTTCCCATAAAGAATTTGAACTGTTGTAAAACAATCCATCGTTATTTGATGGAGTTTGAGCCGATACATTGTGTAACTCGTCTAATTCATATCCGTTTTGGATTTTAATCTCTACAACTCCTTGAGTAGGATGCGACCTAACTACAATACCAACATAAACTAAATGCGCTGGAGCATATTGCTTTGTTGTAGTCCACGCTCCTGCAGTTGTTGAACTTAAATAAAGTTGAGCACCCGCAGAATATGCTTGAGTATCTAAATCGCTTAATCTACCAATAACTACTACGTAACCGTTGTTATTATTGCTAATATCAGTCCTTACTACTCCGTAAGTTTGTGCGCTTGTTGAGTCGCCTGTTGCTATTGCCTTAGTAATCGTTGGTAAATTACCGTGTCCACCATTTATATAAACAACAGTACCCTTTGTTAAGGTTGCGCCTGTTTCGTTGTAAACTTCAGTAACTAAATTTTGAGCCTCAGTAATTATAGAAGGAAATGTAATTAAACTTCCGTCTCCCGCTACATATTGAGCCGAAGTACCCGCAAAGCCTATGTTAATAGTTCCCGAAGTCGTAATCGGTGAGCCTGTAATACTTAAAGCGTCTCCGCTTTCAGTTACCGCAACGCTTGTAACCGTTCCACTCGCACCGCCTGATTTCGCCCAAACCGTACCCGTATAAACAACGTAATCACCAACTATAAAAGCTATTGGACCTGAACCAAAGTTAACCGTTCCCGCAACGTTACATAAGTAAACATCACCAGCGTTACCTGTTCCGTCTGCTAAAGTCGGAGTGTTAGTAGCTGCATTCCAAACTCCCTTAAATTCCATTACCGAATTAGGTAACTGAGAAACTAATATTTTACCGCTAGAATCTAATTGCGGAATACCATTTGCTACGTTTATAGGCAAAGCACCAACTAAACCAGCAGTTCCCGTTAATACGCCTTCTAAGTTTCTGACCTTTGCACCGCCGCCGATTGTTATTTGATTACTCATAGTTTCTAATTAAAAAGCCCTCTTATAAATTCATCTGATTCTAAAACCCTACCAAATGTTAACGTACCCGTTGCCTTATTCCATTTAACCTGATTGTCTACTGGCGTTCCTGTTGTTAGTATTTCTCTTACATCAATACCACCACGTGAAACATAAAGAATGTCATTACCGATTAAATCAGTCCAAACCTTTGTAGTTTCTCCACCTGCCGCCGTAAATTGTTTCATTATTGTAGATCCACCTGTTATTACTGTACCGCTAGGGTCTATTGTAGCCCCTGAAGTACCGAACGCACCTGTACCCTGTAAAGTAACTGAATAGGTCGCAATATCCTTATAAGGGGCATTTATGTCTAAACTAGTTAAGTTACAGTTACCGCTAATTATTACTAACCCGTCTACTCCGTTATCTATAACAAATTTTACTAGAATTGTAGTCCTAGTTTGTTGTTGATTTAAAAGGAATAAATAACCATACCCTGATAAAGTAATTAAACCGTTACAAGATATACCCCAAGAAGCTATATCGTTCTTATATTCTCTATACCACGCAGAAGTTTGGCTAGTTACTTCCTTTTGCTCGGCTGATACATTAAAACTGCAATCTGTTGAACACGAAAATGGAATATCCCTACCGTCAGGGTATTCCACCGAACTAGGTTCGTGATAATAAAGCATTATATTTTTTCCTATTACATTCTGTGGCATTGCTCAAAGTTAGTTAAATTGGTATAATTACACCAGATGAATTAATACGGTTAACATTTGTCTGAACTAAATTCTGTCCTAATATTCTATAATAAAGACTTGCACCATTAAAAGTATGTGCTAAATTCCTATCTATGTAATATGTACTTCCGCTTCTATATAATAAATTTGAAGTCAAAGGTGCAGTTAAAGCCGCTATAAAAGTTGTTTGTCCAAGCGACCTTCTTTGTCCAAATATCCTAGCTGGATTTGTATCTTCATAAGTAGTTACTAAAGTTGTTTCAATATTGGCGTCGTTAATTTCTAATAAAGTAGATTGTACTTCGCTATTTATTATATCTAAAGTACTATTGCCTAATAAATATTTTAAACCTTCTACGGTATTAATTGCATCAGCATCGTCAGAAGTTAAACGCATTGAAGCATTTAAACTGCCGCTTGTATTAATTAAACCAAAAAAAGTAGAATCTATATTAATAATATTTTTTTCTAATATATTTGAATATTGTTTAATTACTAATTCACTTAAAGAATTGTAAATATCTGTTGGATATTCGTAACGATACCAATTTTGTAAACTATTACCTGATGAATCACTTAAAGCACCTCTATAATAAAACTTGCCTTCTATAGTATAATTAAAGCCAATATTTAAATCTGCATCGTAAACATATTCTTCTGAATCAGTAATATAAGATTCAGTTAAAACAGACTTAAATAATTGAGAAACATCTAATTTAAAATTAGATAATTCTACCCAATCATAAGTAGTTGTATCGCTAGAAAACACAATATTTAAAGTACCGCTAATTGGTGCAGGTGGCAATTCTAAATTAATATTTTTAACTGAATTTATTTGATTTACTTCGCTATCTAAAGCAACAAAGTAATAATCAGTTCCTGAAGATACCCACCTTGAAGTAGAATCTATATGATATGTATCTGTTCCGTTAGTTAGTGTTATATATACTATGCAAAGTTTTGGTATAGTAGTATTGGTAGGCAAATTACTTATATCAAATGATAAACTTGCAATATCATTAAAATTTAATGCAGGTATGTTTAAAGGATATACGTTAGCAGTTCCTGTGTTACCACTAAATAAAATAAAAGAATTAAATCCAGTTTCTTCATATACTTTTACAAAAAGAAAAGAGTTAGTTCCAGTAATTGCTTCTACCCAACCAAAAGCATCGTTTCCTGTATATATTAACAAATTTGCATTAGTAATAAAATTAGAAGGATAATTTATATTCTTACTTAATCTAACTTTATTATAACCTTTTCTTAATATTTTTACTTGACTATTATTTACATAATAAAGACCGCTTATATTACCTGTAAATGGTTCAATATTGCCTGTAAACGACTTAGTCCCTGAAGCTACAACACCAGTTGAAGGATTATATTCAGTAAAGTAATAACTTGCTTGTGCAAATTCATTAGGTGTTATTATATACCATTTGCAATTAGCTTGAAATATTTTAGCACCAAATGCCTTGCATATTTCTTTTATAATTTCTAAACAATCAAAAGCTTCAGAATTATCGTCTAAAAATGTTATTAATCTTAAATAAGATTGTATTAAAGGTTCATTAGAAGTAGCAGCAGTTCTATTATTCATTGAATCAGAATAATAACTAATACCACTAATTATGTTTAAAGAAGTTGGAAATTGAATTTGATTTAAACTTATTATTAAATAAGTTAAACAA